CCATTGATGATGATGTCTATGACACGATCTATGAGTACACTCGCGGTCGTATTTACAATGGCAACTATAACGGTGATGTTTTTCACTACGCTATCGAGCGAATGATCGACCAGACAATGGCGATGATTGTCAACAATCCTGTGTTGCTCACGATTGAGAACAAGGAAGATATGTTCGATTACGAAGAAGAGTTCCAGAACTTCTGCGAGACTTGTGGCGATGAAACCGACCGCGGCTGGCAGTGTTATGACTGTGAGCGATATGATGAGGAAAATTGTTACGATGAGGAAGAGGACTACGCATGAGAGACGCAACTATTTGGTTGGTAACTTATAAGGGTCAGACTGAATCGCCTTATACTTGGTCCGCAAATTACTTCGAACAGGCTCGTAATCTGATGAAAGAACTTGAGAATGAGTTTCCAGATCGCGAGTGGGACATCGAAGAGAAAGATGTCTCTTAGAGTCTTATGGTGCAAGTGATGATGAACTCGTCCGCTCTCACGCGAGCCTTTAACTTCTCGGTGCAGTATTCTTCTGCACCTACTATCTTCACTTTAGGCAATTCGCCTTTCTCGTGTTCAATGTCGATACTTGAACAACCGACCAAGAAAATAATGAAAACTATTAACAGTATTTTCATACATTTTATTTATAAGGAAAAAAGATATGCTGAATAATATTTTCATCTTTTTATTGACAATCTTTTGGTTATTCATTACAATTGGTATTATACTGTTGCAAATCGACAGAGATGAATATAGGAGAACGAAGCATGACGATGCCGTACGAACGCAGACGCGCAGTGATTCAGACTGAAGAATTTCTACGCGGTTTGTGCAGAGATATACCACGAGTGCCTAAGGCTGTTCGTGAAGAAGCGCGGCGATTGCTTAAACATTATCCGTCTGCGTACTATATGGATGAAGCCGCTGAACAATGTCCTGATATTTTTGGAAACTGGAAAAATGAGAAATAGATACGGTGATGAATATTATTGGCAACAGATCGGTGAGAAAGAATATCGGTTTGTAATGGAAGGCAAGTCGATGGACCACTGTCGTATCGGCGGTAAACCATTTCAAGAAGGACTTGATCCGAATGACCTTGGCATGTTTGATCCGAGTGGTGGTCCTTATGTTGGAGTTGGTAGTGGAATCTACTGGGATGAAATCAAAGGTGCTGAAAAACAAGAACCTTTGACTGTGACACGAATTCGCTCGACTGATGAAGGCTTTATTGTTGAGGTTGAGTGATGAGTGACTATTATCCCGACAGTTGGGTTGTACTGAAAATCAAAGAAGGCAAGTATGATCGTGGATTCTACAAAGTGCTTGCTGGTTGGTCAGGCGGTTATCTTGAGGGTGACCGCTGGCGAATGAACAGTGGTATTACTCGTGTTGTTGAAGAAAATAAGTCTTGGGAGTTTTATGGTTCAAGCGGTAGTTGCTATGTTTGTCGCAAAGGTGCTTACCGCTTGACTATGGCAAACAGTGGAGTGTATAATCAACTCAAAGAGAATGAAGCATTCGAAGGGCAGATTACACTGATGCCTGAAGACACGAATTGGATGGAGATTAAGTGGTGAATGAACTTATTGAACACTGCCTGTATGAATCAGGTTTGACCGCACAGGGATGCTGGGACGAACTTGACGATTATGCTAAAGAGGCGATTGAAAGATTCGCAAAGTTGATTGTTAAAGAATGTTCCGACAACGGTCACAGGTGGAATTATGATAGTGAAACTTGAAGAAGACCCGTTGACAGGCGAACTGATCTTGCCTTTGCCTGATGAGATTATGGAAGAACTTGACATCGACATCGGTGATGAGTTAGAATGGATAGATAATGAAGACGGTACAATTACAATTCGTAAATTTGATTTTAGGAGATATGCGCAATGAGTGAGTTCAAATTAGATGTCGATGCTGGTACTTGGTTAGATGCTAAAGGCGCAACGACTACAGTATTCATTGGTGATGCATGTGAACCATGTGTAGAGATTGTAGAGACATATGAAGAGTTGATCGATAAAGAACTTCAAGCACATTGTGTCGGCGATTTGATCCTCAAAAGAAATCAACCAGACGCGGAAGAATTTGTGAATGCGATGGCTGAAGCGGCAGAGTACGCAAGACAAAGATACGAGGCAATGAAAGAATGAAACGTAAGTTTGTTGAAGCGTTCATGGATGTTGCCGAGCGATTCGCGCAACTGAGTACGGCAAAACGTTTACAAGTCGGCAGTATTATTGTGAAAAATAATCGCATTATTAGCATTGGTTATAATGGAATGCCTAGTGGATGGACCAATGAATGCGAAGAAGAATACCTCTATGAAGATGGTGGTCGAGAGTTTAAGAGTAAGCCAGAAGTACTTCATGCTGAGACAAACGCAATTGCAAAAGTAGCACAAAGTCCTGAGAGTTGTGAGGGCGCTACAATGTTCTGTACTCATACGCCATGTATTGACTGCGCTAAATTGATATACCAAAGCGGCATCAAAACATTGTATGTGAAGAACAGATATGAAGCAAGAAAAGGAAGTGGTCTAAATTTTTTAATTAAAAGCGGTGTAGAAGTTTTCATGGAGGACGATCATGAATAAGATTACCAAAGAGAATGTGATTCGTTGGGGTAAAATGGCACTAATCATGCCAATCGTTTTAGTCTGGGACACAACATTCTGGCTCGTAACTTTTCTTCAAAAGAATATGGAGAAGTTTGATGAGTGGGGCGGCAAACTAATTGAGGAGTTCATCGATGTCTAAACGTTATTTTAGAGTTACCCTTGCTGGCTACGGCGGTGAGTTTACCATGGGTCAAGTATCAGAAGAATTCTATGAGCGATGGAAAGACACTGATGACGATGAGCAGACACTAGGTGATTTTATCAATGATGTCGATTGGGAAGAAGGACTTGAGCAATACAATTCTCCTGATATGACTGAGCATGGTAACAATTCGTGGCATGAGTTTGATGAGTTGTCGCACAACTATGGTTGTTATAGTGATTCGTGGTACTATGTCGAAGAAGTTGATGCACCTGAACATAATGCAAAGATTTTATCTAATGAAGAACGCTATGAAATTAACGCTATGATCGGTTATGAACGTTACACTTGTTTCTCTGAGGACTATGTGACAGTTCCTGTTCTGATGTGTCACTCTGGAGAGAAAGGTCAGTTTGGTCATATCTTCGTTGAAACTGATGGCGATGATTTTGATCCTCAGAAGATGTCATTTCTAGCAGTTGAGTCAGACATGTGTGAACTCGTTGAAGGCGCACTGTACGATGGCCGACAACTCGACATCGAATACGACTGGTGCGATACAGTCGGCAAGAGTTTCTTCTGCGAACTTGGTAGGGTGAATCTCGACTGGCTTGATCCATACCCAGATGAAGCAACAATTAGTGAATATTACGATGATTTTTCATGAAAAAATGCTTGACAATGGGGCATAAATACAGTAAAATTAGTATTGTTCTGTTGAATTTTAGGAGTTTCCTATGAAAAAGTACTTAACTGCTGTTGTTGCCGCGCTGGCGCTGGGTGTGTCTGTCAATGCTTCAGCATGGGGCGATAAAGAGCAAGGCATTCTGATCGGCATTGCTGGCACTCTTCTGGGTCAAGAGTTGATTCAGAATCATCGTCATCATGGCGCGCATGGCTCTTATGGGTCACCAGCTCCTGTTTATATTCCTCGTGGTTACGGTACTCGTTATCTCGAAGGTGTTCGCGATGGATATAGCACTCGCATTCAGGCAGAGATCGAACAGATTCGTGCGTGTGAACGCCGACAAGATTCTCTGATCTACCAGTGTGGTTCTGGAAATAGTGTTGCTTGTCGGATGATTGCTGACTGTAGTTTTTAATTGAGCGAAATTATATTATGATTCTTGAATTCTTCTTTGGTCTCTATGTCCTAGCCAATATAATGATTCCCATAATCATACTAGGCGCTATCGTCTGGTTCTTATGGGAATTTGCTGGCTTTATCTTTAAATTACTTGGTATTGGATTGCTGTTCATTATCTTGTTATTCTTTTTTGTGAGTTTATTGTTATGACCCCGCCTAAAGAAGGCCGTGGCGATCCAATGGTTCGCGCAGACGGTCGAACTAAGCCTGATCGTAAATGGTATCCAGAAGACTTCGACTGGTATCTAAAGTGGATTGCTTCTCTGACTATTCTCACATCATTAGCAATGAGAGCGGCAGGTCCAGAATATCGTATGTATGACTTGACAATCGGCTTCATAGGCATTATTCTATGGACATGGGTATCAATAATATGGAAAGATAGGGCGCTTATCATGCTCAATGCTGTTTCAGGTTTTATGATAGCGACTACAATATTGAGAGAAATGGCATGAACGTATTTCCACTAGAACACGGCGACAATGACTATCCTTGTCCTGTCGCCTCTGCTAAATCGCAGTGTGACAAACATGTAGTCAAAATGCCTACAGAGTCTGGTCAGATGTTATCGACTGCGCATCGTATGCTTGACGGCAAACTTGAGATGCGCCCATCAAAATCTGGTAAGCGCATGGTCAAGTATTGGGACCTGTTCGAAGGTATTGATGATCTCGAAATGGAAATGATACTGTACAAAGCAGTACATATGGGTCATCCCTGTACAGTGTGGACTATGGAAACAGAGTCAAACTATCGTTGGCACTGGGAGCATATGTTCGCGCTCTGTCAAGAATACACACATCGGTATGGCAAGATTCATGGTGCTGAGAAAGTTCTCTGGCCTCTGCGTACACCACCCCGCAATATACCGCACGGTCCTTTGACTAAAATGCCACTCGCAATGAAGTCTAATCCTGAGTGTATGCAGGATGATGTTGTCGAGTCTTATCGCGCATACTATCAAACAAAGCAAGAGCGTTTCTCTATGACATGGAAAAATCGCGATGTTCCTGGTTGGTTCTCTGTAGCATAGATATAAATACTTCGATAACTTAATTCGGAGTATTAACATGGCCAGAGGTCTAACACATCCTACTGCACATGTCGGTAAGGCTATTAAGCATTTAAAGACCAATAAAGAATACATCTATACGGGATTCGAGTTCAGTAGAGATGTCATGACATTGGTCGGAAATGTTGACAAGATCATTGATGAGATTGGCACTAAGAAGAAAACTGGTGCTATCTTTTATTTTAAAGAAAAGACTGGCAATAAGAAAGCGGGTGTAGTCTATTATGCTACTTCCGTTTCGTCTAGTTCCAATATCAATGCTGGCAAACTTGGTATGCAATACTCTGGCGCAAAGGGCGCGACTGAGAACCTAGGCATTCAAGCAAGCAATTTAATCCTGAAAGGCACTTCCGAAAAATTGACAATCAATGGTCAAGAAGGTGTATCGTGTAAAACTTTCAGCGACCTCAAAACACTTAGAACATCTGTTATATCTTACATGAAAAGTTCGAATAAAGTCGGCAATCATATTGTTGATGCTGTCGATGAATGGTTTGCTAGTACATCACTGAAAAACTTCGATTGGCAAGACAAGTCATTTCAAGACTCTGAGATAAATGAACTTGGAAAATATCTCGGTGAAATCATCATTGGTGCTGTCGCACTCAAGAATAAATCTTCACTGATATCGCAAAATCCATTCAAGGGAAAAGCAAAAAAGTTTATTGTACCCGATGATCCTTCCTTCTCTGGTGTTGACTCTGCTGTAATGTTGGACGATGGCACACTTGTTCCTATTTCTTCAAAAGCAGGAGTAGGCGCTAAAGCGTCTATCTTCACCAACTTCTTGCCGAAAGTAATCAACAAAACAAATCTACCCGCAAGCGTGATTAAAGATTTAGTTGATTCTGCAAAGAAAGCAAATATCACAAAAGCGAAACTCGATGCAAAGCAAGGATCAAAAGACATTGTATATGAATACGGCGTGAGAAAGATTTTAGGACTGAAGCAGTCACAGGTAAATGATCCATATGCAGTGTACACTGAGATACGTCAAGGTTCACTGAAAGGAAATCTGACAGATTTTTCTGCGCCTACATTGAAAGTAATATCAGCGATTGCAAAGCATCCAGATATACCGCAGAATGTAAAAGACGCACTGCCATTATCAGTCACCTCTGCATTCAATCGTGAAATCGCAAGAAGACTAAATGAAGATTCTGTATCACAAGACATCGTTGCTAATATCCTTGCAGGCAAGAATTTTTATCAAGCAAATTTAGACCTAAATAAATGGAAGAAAGGCGAAGTTTACTTTAAACTTTTACTGTCTGGTAATGCGAAGACATCTTTCATTGGAAGTAAAGCGGCGATCAATGACATTGATGCTAAACAAGGTCTAGTAAATTACGAGTTGAAATATTAATGAAAAATTTTAATCAGTTTCTTATTGAACAAAAAAATACTCATATGGAACACGTTGAGGATTTGATCTTCAACGAAGGTGTCGATGGCACACGAAAAGCAATTAACTTTCTGCGTGATCTTAGAGACATGCTGGCTGGACATAATAAAAGCAAGATATCTCGAACTGTGAAATGGGATGGTGCGCCTGCTGTGTTTGTGGGCATCGATCCAAGTGACGGCAAGTTTTTTGTCGCGAAGAAAGGCGTTTTTAACAAAAATCCAAAGGTTTATAAGACTCCTGCTGATGTAAAAGCAGATACGTCAGGCGACTTACAGAAAAAGCTATTGATAGCACTGAGTGAGTTTTCGAAGTTAGGTATTAAGTCTGGTGTATATCAAGGCGATCTAATGTTCACGAAAGGAGATGTAGCTACGGAGACCATTGATGGGCAATCTTATTATACTTTCCAACCTAATACTATCGTTTATGCTATTCCTACTAACAGTAGTCTTGGCAAACAAATCGCAAGAGCTAAGATTGGAGTGGTTTGGCATACTACTTATACCGGTAATAGTCTTGAATCTATGTCTGCTTCTTTTGGCAAGAGCATAGTATCGAAGTTCAATGCGAGTAGTTCTATATGGCAAACCGATGCGACATACCGTGACGAAACAGGAAACGCTACCTTCACAAAAGCAGAAACAGATGCTATCACATCACTGCTATCAGATGCTGGTAGAACATTTAGAAAAGTACCAGCGTCATTGTTGAATGCTTTCAAAGATAACAATGAACTATTGATCAGAGTAAAAGCATACAATAATTCATTGATCAAGCAAGGCAAGCGAATTAATCCACGTACTCATATGAAAGGCATGTTCGATAACATTCATAGTTTCTATCAAAAAGAAATCGACAAAAAGAAAACACAGAAGTCTAAAGATGAGTGGACACAGAAAAGAAAAGATGTCATGAGTGTGTTCACACGACACAACTCGGCCGACTTTCAGAATCTATTCATGCTGATGAATTTACTCGTTGATGCGAAACAAATGATTGTAGACAAGATGAACCAAGCAACTGCGCTAGGAACATTCTTGAGAACAAAGCAAGGATTTAAGGTAACGAATCAAGAAGGCTTTGTTGCTATTGATCACATGTCAGACGGAGCAGTTAAAATTATTGATCGCATGGAATTCTCTCGTGCTAACTTTTCTCCAGATGTAATTAAAGGATGGCAAAGATAGTGCATGGCGAAGCATGAACATAACTTCCAAATTCTTGGACTACAGAGATCAGGCACTAATTTTCTTGAACAATTATTAAAAGATAATTGTGAACAAAAAAGATCAGTGGGCATAATTAATATGTGGCATCAACGCCAGCTTAATGGTATATGGAAACATGCTTATGATGTTGATCCAGAAGACCTGAAGATTGCACAGAAGAATGAGAAAGGCTTATATAGACCTGAGATAGAAAGACAGCAAACGGACTCGACACGAGCGCCAGCTGGTAGCAAACTATTGGACGTGGATAATCCTGCGATCACATCTAAAAATTACATTTGGATACACAAGCATCCTTACTCGTGGCTTGAGAGTGTTACGAATAAATCCGTAGATATACTAAATACATATAAATGGATTAGTGCAAGACGCGAAGATCAAGACAATGAGTTTGTCTTTTTCAATGATAAAAATCAAGCACTAAATACATTGCGGTTGTGTGAACTATATAGAGAGCATACATTGTATTGGTTCAGCGTATTCAAACGTAAACCAGCACTGAATCATAAAAGAATAATGTATGAGCAGTTGATACAGTCGAAGGAAGATACTCAGAGGCATATGGATGAAATATCTGAGCAATTCAATTTTCCTTTAAAAAAAGAGCTATTAATACCAGATAGAGTTTCACAGTCTGCTAAGTGGGACTCTACGAGGCACGCTAAATACACTAAGATAGAAATTAGAAAGTTTAGTTGGAAACAAATACAGAAATATAATGAAGTGTTGACCACGCCAGTATTCAGACGGCTTGGTTACAAGATGATAACAACACATGAAGAATACATGCAACACAAGGTTGCACCGTAAAATTTTATAAATATAACGTTAAACCATTAATGTGCAGTTTAGGCTACGGCAGACCTGCGCTCAAAGGATAAGGCTAAGGCAATCTCCATATGAAAAAAGAAGAAAACACTCCTAGCAATAATGATGAGGGAATCGGGCGAACCGCGGCGGCGGAAAATTCTCTTGTTGATGAGCTAAATGAACTATCCGAAGAGCGTGGGTCTGTCGTGGTTCTATCTTTTGGTCGAATGAATCCGATCACATCGGGACACCAAAAGTTAGTAGACAAGATCAACAAAGAAGCCAAATCACGTAAAGCAACTCCACAGCTATACGTATCACACTCGCAAGACAAGAAAAAGAATCCACTATCATACGACCAGAAGGTCAAGTTCGCAAAGAAAGCGTTCGGCAACATTGTCGTAAAGTCTCCTGCTAGAACTATCATCGAAGTCCTCAAAACACTCGACAACAAATTCAAAGATGTTGTGGTTGTTGTGGGCAGTGATAGAGTCTCCGCGTTCAAAAAACTGTTAAACGATTACAACGGCAAAGATTACACATTCAACAGCATCGAAATAGTAAGTGCTGGTGAGCGTGATCCAGATGCCGATGACGTATCAGGAATGAGCGCATCTAAGTTAAGAGCATTAGCAGTCGCAGGCAAATACAAAGAATTTAAGAGTGGACTTCCACGTAAGCTAACGGATAGAGACGCGAAAGAGATGTACGAAATTGTTCGTACACAAATGGGTATTACTGAAGACCTTTCATTGCAAGAAGTATTGAATATTCAACAGCGTATGCGCAAGAAGATAGCAATGCGCAGAATCAAGTCAAAGATCAAGCGTGGTAGAATGAGAGCCATGCGCAGACTTGCATCGAATGATAAATTAAAGGTCCGATCAAAGAGAAAAGCTAGAGAACTTCTTCGTAAGAGAATGATGGGCGCACAAGGCAAAGATTATAAATCGCTGTCAACTTCATCTAAGATTGCAATCGATAGAAGACTTGAAAAGAAAAAAGACGCAATTACAAAAATTGCAAAACGGCTATTGCCGAAAGTAAGATCGGCAGAGAAAGATAGACTTCGTAGTTTTCAACAAAGAAAAAATCTGAAGAACTCCATTGAGCAAGATTTCGAATATCTTGAAATAATCAATGAAATGCTCACACAGATTGACATGGAAAACATTACAGAATCAGTTGAAAAAAATCTAATTAAAAAGAGTGAGCGTTATGGACTCTCTCTCAACGAAATCAAAAAAGAATATGTACATCTCAAGAATGAGATATCAGAAGAAAAAGACGTATTCCAAACACTGAATGTTGCATTAGCAAATCATCAAAGAACACAGATCGAAGAAGCACTTGAATATCACAAAGACAATGAAGTGCCGCTAATAGAAAATGTGTTCCGTGTTGGCAGTGTTAATTATTTTAAATTATTTAATGAAGCACGAAAATCTGGACTTGAATTTGCAGACTATGATAAAAGTATTTTAAATACTGACATCGGTGAATTTGCACAATATAATGAAGAATGGGTACCACTCGATTGTCCTATGATCGAAGAAGAGAAAGAAGGTGAAGAGAGTAAAGAACTCAATAAACCAAAACGTGGTGGTCCTAAAAAGTTTTATGTTTATGTAAAAGATCCAAGCACAGGCAACATCAAAAAAGTAACATTCGGCGACACTACTGGTCTCAAAGCAAAGATTGATAATCCTGAAGCAAGAAAGTCATTTGCCGCTAGACACAAGTGTTCAACTCAAACTGACAAAACTTCCGCGGCTTATTGGGCATGTAGATTGCCTCGTTATGCGAAATCACTAGGTATGTCAGGTGGTGGCAATTTCTTCTGGTAATTTAACATGTCTAAAGTATACAAAGATACAATAATTAATGATAATAGTTTTTATCGACAATTTCATCTAGATGAAGAGGACGAAGAATACGTATGGCATAGAGATCATAAAGATAGAGAACTCTATGTTGTCGCTGGGTATGGTTGGAAATTTCAATACGAAAATAAAATGCCGATCGAATTGAATACAGGTGATACGATAAATATCTCGAAAATGGAATATCACAGGCTGATTAAAGAAGAAGCCGAAACAGGTTTAATCTTAAAGATAGTAGAGAAATGAAATCATTTAATAATTTCACAGAAGAAAAAAACGAAGGCTCTCACGAGAAAGCGGCCAAAGAACGTATCAAACGCGAGCGCAGAAGTGACGCTAATAAGTTTGATCGAATCATGGATCGTGCGAAAGTGGCTGACGCAAAAGAAAAAGCGATGAGTACTAAGCCTAAAGCCGTCGCCGAAGAAGTAAGAGAAATTACAATGCAACCTGATCTTGATCGATTGATCAATCGTGTTGCAAATAAAAATGCATATAAGAAAGCTATTCGTTACTATCTAGACTATCGTAAAGCGAATCCAGGTAAAGCGAAGCAAAACGCAGTTAGAGTTGCACAGATGACAGGCGCAGATTATAGAAATTTAGAATTGATTTTCCATCAAATGATTCGCGATGGAAAACTACCAAAGCATTTAGCATGGAGACAGGACTTAATTCAACAAAAGCCTAGTCTCATGCAAAAAATTAAAAAGATGATGACCAAGTAAGGGAGAATATCATGGATTTGAAAGATACACCAGCAAGTTTGATGAGCGCAGTTAGAGATATCATGATGAAAAATCAGAATCTCTATCAAAATGATGTAGAAGCGAAATACAGTAAATACAGCACAATACCTGCCGCTACTCCAGATGAAGTGGCAGTTGATGCTGAAAGAGACTCAGGAGCGCAAGACGTTGATCCAGAAACAATTATTCCTGGTTCTAGCGGTACTGCTGAAGTTGAAGCATCCGTAGAAGAAGTACCAGATGTTTCTGAACCAGAACAACCAGAAGAATAAGAAGGACTAACATGACATTCAATATCGAAGAGGCTGTGCAGACTATTCAACTGAAGAAAGTTGCTAAGGTTCTTGCACCTATGGCACGTAAAAATCGTAAGTTAGATGGTCTCGTTAAAGATTTAGAGAAAGGCAAAATGCCAAAAGTATCATCATATAAAAAGAATGATGATGTTGTTGCCGCGTTCGCTGAGGTCATGGGTCCAGATCAGACAATGAAACTGTTTGGCATTAAAGAGGAAACATACTCGCCTCAGAAACATGAATGGGGAACAGATGCAAGCAGAAAATTTGCCAAAGAAAAAACTCCAGGCGAGAAAAAAGAAAAAGAAATTGACGAAGCGAAGTTCAGTGTAGACATCGAAGGTCTACCACGTTTCTATATGGACAGCGACTCTCCTGGTAAAGTCAAGAAAGCACTCCGCTCGTTGTTGAAAAAACCAGCGATGATTAAAGATGTCGAGCGAACGCCTGACAGCAAAGTTAAAGCAGATTATAGGGGCCGCGCCGCGGGCAAAGAAGATATGGACGAAGCGAAGAAAATGAAGGGTGAAGATCCTTGCTGGGATGGATATGAAATGATCGGCAAGAAAAAGAAGAACGGCAAAGAAGTGCCTAACTGTGTACCAAAAGAGGAAACTGAAGTGAAAGAAGCAAAGGAATATTTTCTGACTGGTCTTGATTACAAAGGCACAAAGCACACATATAAGCGCCGTGGTCCTAAAATGACTGATCCTATTGTTGTCTATATTGACGGCAAAGAGTGGAAAACATTTAAGTCAATGCCTCTCGCAAAGAAAGAAACGTTGAACTATATTAAAGGCATGAAAGAAGAAGTCGAGCAGGTTACTGAAGCTACCTCTATCAGAGTAGATATTCCTTACTTTGATGATGAACCAGCACGAGCCAAAAAGGTTCAAAGAAAACATCGTGTCAAGGTAGTTGACAAAGGTAGAGATTATCAAATCACTGGTGATAAAAAGAACATTGTTAAGTTCTTGATGGACAAAGATACTTTAGAATGGCGTAAAGATGAAATTGAAGATGAATTTCCAGAACTTTTCGAATCAGTCGAGCAGACAGATGAAGCAAAGAATTATAATGCAGAGATTCGGCGTCAAAAAAATATTGCTTCTAAGCAACGTGGAAAGATGAGCAAAGCAACGTCTCGTGCTGATATGGTTGCCGCTATGAATCGTCATATGAAAGCGAAAAAGAACCAGAAGTCGTTGACTCGTGCCCAAGCACATATGGAAGAAGTCCAACTTTCAGAGAAATACGAAGTCGTTAATGTAAAAACAATCAATGACTCTGGCGAAGACAAAGCAATCAGCTATGGTCGAAGAAAAGGCTATAAAGACGCTGGTGTCATTGGAGATTCTCCCATCAAAGCAATGGTTCTGTTTCATCTAAAGCCTGCAGACAAGAAAGACCTTAAAGGTGCTAACATTAAAGCAGGCGAGCAAGTGTTCCGCTATGCTACTCGCTCAACAGTTTCTGGTGATATCTTCCCGCTGATTAAAGTCAATCTCAGCAAAGGCATGGTTTACTATCTCACACAAGAATCATCTTCAGGCGATATCGATGAAGTTAAATTCGAAACGCGCGGAGCTAAGTTGAAGTTTGCTCGCATGGTCTCTGGTGTTGCAGAGTCAGTTGAACTGTCTGAAAAGTCTGTATCACAAGCACAACAGAAAATGATGGGCATGGCGCTTGCATATAAGCGCGGTGAAATGGATAATGCTTCCGATGAAGTTAAGAAACTTGCGAAGTCGATGTCCGAAAAAGATTTAGAGGATTTCGCAAAAACTAAACATAAGGGGCTACCTATGAAAAAAGTAGATGAAGCAAAAGTGGACGGAGTTGAGAAGGGTTCACTTGAAGGCGATCAACATATGTGCGCGACAAAGATCATGCACAACGAGTGGAACGAAGGCACTCCACTGACTGGCGAACACGCTGTACCAGATGAGAACGGTCATGTCTCTTGGTACAAAGTAATGTTCGAACATGGCATTGAAACTGTACACGTTGATGATGAGAGTGTAACAGTATTGATGCAAGAAGGTCATGGTAGTCATAAGAAAATGAAGAAGGAATCTTTCCTATCGTTCAGTGATTATATTTCTGAGAAAAAGAAACTATCACCTGCTCAGTTAAAGCACATGGACGTTGACGATGATAACGACATTGACGGCGAAGACCTTGCTAAAATTAGAGCAAAAAAGAAATAGGAAACTAGAATGTCATCGTTTGCTGATTTAAAGAAAAAGGCTAAACAGGTAGCAAACTTGCCGCCTGTGACTGCTGGTTCTGAAAAGAGTGAAGACGGACCTAAGATCAGTAAGAAAAAATCTTTTGCTGATTTAAAGAAACAGGTCAGACAAGAAGTGGAAACACCAGCGCCTGTTGAAAAACCAAAGATCAGTAATGATATAAATACAAGAGAATTTGATTCTAAAAAAACTTATCTCGTGGTTAATGGTAAACCAAAAGAGATTAGTAAAAAATCAAAATATTTACTAGACATGTTAATCATAGAAGAGGATAACTAAAATGGCACTATGGGGTTTAACAGACGCTTCGGGGTCAGCACCTAAATATACCACGACTGCCGCTAACGGTAACACTGGTTCACAAGACTTCGGTACTGTTGTCTTTGGTGTTGATGAAAATGAATCACGGGCGGCTAGAAGCGATGGAAAAGGTTCTGTTGCTCCTGGTTGGGTACGCAAAGTAACTGGTTCTGGCGGTCGCGCTGGTCGAGTGACACACGAAACATTGGTGGCAATGTCAAGTCAAGGCGGCATTTCAACTGACGCTGAAGACGTAGCATTCCCTGATCTGAATATTGTAGTGTCTTCACAGCCAGCGGCAGTTTCAGTAACATCTCCCGCAGACGCAGTATTCACAGTGACGGCAGCTACAGTTCCAACAGGCGGAACAATCAGCTATCAGTGGCAAGTTTCTACTGATAGTGGTAGCACCTGGGCAAGTACAGTTGATGCAGACGGCACTAGTGCTACGTTGACAGTAATATCTACTGACGCTGAATACGTAACTGCGAATCAGTTCCGAGTAGTGATGACTGCAACGGGCGCAGATAGTGTAACATCTTCAGCCGCTGAATTGACTGTTGCTTAATCAATAATACCCCACACGCCTCTACTTACAAAGTATGCGCACCACGTGGGGTTTACTCTTTAGGTAGATAATGAAAATACTGAATGAGAATAATTTTTTGTTATATGCCGCCGCTAACTATACTAATAATGTGAAGTATGATATCGATGAATTCAATGAAGATTTGAATCGATTTAAGTATATAAAAAGATTGTTCTCGCGTTATACTGAGAACAAAGACTTAAAAGAAAGATTGATATTGAATCATATATTGACACTGTATAATGTATTTGAAACGAAAGCATTAACAAGAATGCTTTTCTTTAGAGTGAACGAATGTCACTGGCCACACTTAAAAACGTTCTTAATATTTTTAGGTAAAATGCCAGACAAGATTGACGCTTTAGATGCACACGGCGACATAATAAGCTCAGAGATATCAGTCGATTTGTTCATTGCAAACAGACTAAGGGAACTATAATGGCTAAAGGCGTTATTGACATATTCAACATCTACCAGTTTCTAAAGAGGCTGGTGTCACCATTTAAAAACTGGGACGCTTATAAGCTAGGTGTAATTGATGCTGATGGTAAAGTAATTTTGCCTAAAGATGAAAGAACAACAGAACAAGACAGATCATGGGGCTATTACGATAGACTTCTCGCGAATCTTAAAAAACTGCTAGGCAAGATTCCTGGCGGTAAAACAAGAATTGCATCGTTTGCCGCGGCACTGCTTCTGTTGAGAGAAGAGAATTTAGATCCAGATGATTTAGATTATCTGGAAGAATGTCTGCATGATTATATGAATCATGTTGATATGCTCATGGAAGAAGTACCAACAAATATAGCAGGCAGTGGCTCAGTCGCTGGCATTGGTGTAGGCGATGACGGTGAGCCAGGAATTAAAAAGAAGAGAAAGACAAAGCCGCTGACTAGACACTACATCGAAGTGAATGGTGTGAGGAAAAGGCAGGTACGTGGCTAGATTATATGTATTAGGTTTCATTCTGTTATTGTTAAGTGGTATTGTTGGTGGTGCGTACTATTATTATACAGATACACAGAGCAGAATTGCAACACTTACGAAAAAGAATTTAGCGTTAGAATTAGCGGCACAAGAATGTACTGATACGCTGGATCAAGTACAACAAAATTATTCTGAGATAAGAAGAAATTTGACAGCGTTACAAGCAGAGCTAAATAAATCTGAGACATATAGAAGTGAATTGCAAGATAAGTTAAGAAGACACGACTTAACGAGACTCACACTAGAGAAGCCAGGACTAATAGAAAGAAGAGTTAATGATGCAACTAAAAAAATATTTGAAGATTTGGAATCTGATACTTCTCAGTAGTGTTTTATCTGCGTGTTCGAGTCTTGAAACTGTTGTTGTAAAGACACAATACGTAGAGAAAGAGATACCAATACAGAGCAGACCGAAAGGCGTCAATCTGTATGATGTAAAACTTTATGCTGTAACAAAAGAAAATCTTGAAGAATTTTTAATCAAATATGAAGATGTACATGGTGAAGTGGTATTTTTTGCAATAAGTGTACCAGACTATGAAAATCTGTCGCTGAATGTCAGTGAATTGAAGAGATATATTGATCAGCAAAAAGCCTTAATAGTGTATTATGAAGATAGTATTAGAAATAAAGAGGAACTTCCAGAGACAACCTCGGAAGTAGTCCAGGAAGGACCAATAACTTCATTCAAAAATACACTAGGAATAGGAAAAAATGTCAGCCAATAATTCACCAGTCGAATCGTCATTCAGAAGAGCAATGGACGATAAGCGTCTCGATAGAATAGAGAAGAAGATAGATCAGCTAAGTGACGCGATGATTTCACTCGCTCGTGCTGAAGAGAAACTAATTGCCATCGAAAAAAATAATTTTGCGCAATATGAGCGTATGAATGCGCACTCTATTAAGCTGGATGACATCGAGCAGAGGCTTATTTCTTCAGAAAAATCACTAGCAATCTTTACAAAACTGTACTGGATTGCAGTATCAGTTGCGGGTGCCGCATTAGCCTCACATTTCTTCCAAAATTGATTGACAAGCCATAGGAGATTTGGTATAATCTCAGTGTAATCAATCAATTCTTAGGTAATGTTTATGTGGCTTGATAAGAAATACATTGGCATGATTTCGTCTCGTCTTGAGAAATTCAAGACAGTAAATCAGAAACTCTATAACTTCCGTTGCCCTTTCTGTGGTGACTCTCAAAAGAACAAAAGCAAAGCACGTGGATTCTTCTTCGAGAAAGATCACGGTGGCTATCTCTATCATTGTCATAACTGTAATATTACACTAGGCATAGACAAATTTCTAGAGTCTGTTGACAAAACTTTATTCAAAGAATATGTCATGGAAAAGATGGCATTGAAAGGTGGTACTCGCGTCAAGACTGACGTTGAAGTATTCGCAGACAAAATGAAGAAGCCAACTTTTATTAAGGCAACTGCTCTTAACTCACTCAAGAAAATCTCACAACTGAATTGGGATCATCCTGCTAAAAAGTATGTGTCAGAACGACTCATACCAAATGCATATCATTCTAAACTATTCTATGCGCCTAAGTTCAAGAAGTTTGTCAACTCAGTGTTACCTAATAAGTTCGAGAGTGAAGCAAATGATGAACCAAGATTGATCATACCATTTCTCGATGAAGAGAAGAATTTGTTTGGCTTTCAAGGCAGAGCATTCTCTGATAACTCGATTCGCTATATCACAATCATGCTAGATACTAGTAAGCCGAAGATTTTTAATCTGGACGCATGTGATCGAAATAAAATACACTATATATTTGAAGGGCCAATCGATGCGATGTTTGCTGAGAACTCGCTCGCTATGGCTGGTGGTTCAATCGACTGGAATTATGTGAATGAAAATTCTGTTTTTGTATATGACAATGAACCACGCTCAAAAGAAACCTGTGCTAAAATACAGAAAGTGTGTGATATGAACCACAAAGTGTGCATTTGGCCAGAGAACATAAAATCAAAAGACTTGAATTTGATGATACAAAGAAAAGAAGTGACTGATGTTAACAAGCTCTTATTCGATAATATCTCTTCTGGTCTAGAAGCAAAACTCTGCTATACTGTTTGGAAGAGAGCATGATCGACATACCCATAAAGAAATTTCCAACTCCTTTTAATCAAGACTTTCTTGATAAGTGTTTTCTACAGAAAGACGGATACAATAGACATGGAATAGTTCATGATCTAGAGTTTCTGGATTATCTGAGAGAAAATTATAAGAACATGAAATTTCGTGATGATTATCGCATGTATAACTTATTTCAAACTAGGAGATATCATACACACAGCGATGATAAGTGTGAAAAATATTTTAAAGACTTCAAAGAAAAATATGGTCTTAAAGATATGACACACTACATACTAGAGTACACAGAAGGTTCTTTCGCCAAAGTACATGAAGATAATCTTTCAGAGTTGACTTTAGTTACGTTACTCGACATTGAAGATGGAACAGTCGGCGGCGAAGTAATTACTTATGGCGGAGCATGGATTCCTAAAAAAGAAACACGCGAAAACATGGTGGTAAGTCAAGCTGAATGGTCAAAAATGTCTAAGACTGACAAGGCTGTAAAGTTGACAATGATGCCGTCAGTTGCTAAACTGAATGTTAATGAAACTATATCATATGGCAATAGAGCGCAACATGGTGTAACTCAACTAAGAACAGGCAGAAGATTAGTCCTTGTTCAATGGTGCTACTACAACTTCACCCGTGAAGAAAAAGGAGTTGATTGATTATGAAACTAGTAACAGAATTTTTTTCTAAAGAAAATAAAAGAAAAGCAATCATATACCAAGATGAGTATCACTGGGCAGTCGCTATGTACAATAATGATAAACTTTGGAAAACAGAGTTGATTACAGACCACTCTTTGTGTTATGCTGAAGACTTAGCTGAAAACTTCGTCTTGAAATATGGAGCTTTCAAAGATGAGGTGTAAATGGATTCACTCGAACATACGTTTATCAGTCTTGCTGTAATAGTCATATCATATGCAATAGGATCATCAATAGGTTATGCTAGAGGCGCAAACGATGGCTTTGCCGACGGCGCTGAAAGTGGTATCAGCGCGATATTAGTAAAACTCCACGAATTATATGGAATGCAGTTCAAGGTTGATTTAAAAATAGATACGGAAGAAGATGAAGAACTATGAATATACAGGTAATTAAAAGAAACGGTAAGCGTGAAGAACTTGATCTGGACAAGTTTCACAGAGTAGCACAATTTGCGTGTGAAGACCTAGCGGGTGTTTCTGCTTCTGAGTTGGAAATTAAAACACACCTGCAAGTGTATAACAACATTAAGACTAAAGACATTCAAGAGACATTGATTCGAGCGGCGTCTGATTTGATTTCAGAAGAATCGCCAAACTATCAATATGTCGCTGGTCGTCTTGTCAATTATGCATTGCGCAAAGAAGTCTATGACAACTTCAATCCACTATCGCTTCACAATATTGTGTCTAGAAATGTTAGCACTGGATACTATGATAGCAATCTTCTAGAATTTTATTCTAAAGAAGAATTTATTGAACTGGATGGCCATATCAATCATGACCGCGATTTCAATCTCACGTATGCGGCAATGGAGCAGATGCGTGGCAAATATCTTGTAAAGAATCGTGTTACTGGTGAAATCTTTGAGACACCGCAGATTGCTTACATGTGTATTGCGATGACGTTGTTCTGCAAGTATGAGAAGAGCATACGTATAAAATACGTAAAAGACCTTTACGATTCTCTGAGTCTTTTCTATATCAGTCTACCAACACCTATCATGGCGGGAGTACGAACGCCTCAACGACAATTTTCGTCTTGCGTACTTATCGAGACGGACGATTCACTGGACTCTATCAATGCAACATCTTCGGCAATTGTTAAATACGTTTCTCAAAAAGCTGGTATCGGCATCGGTGCCGGTCGCATCCGTGCTGTTGGTTCTCCTATTAGGAACGGTGACACTTCTCACACTGGCGTTATCCCTTTTTATAAACTGTTCCAGAGTTCTGTTAAGTCCTGTTCACAGGGCGGTGTCAGAGGTGGCGCGGCGACTCTCTACTATCCGATCTGGCACTACGAAGTAGACGATCTACTCGTATTGAAAAACAATAAGGGTACCGAAGAGAACCGTGTTCGCCATCTAGATTACGGCGTACAGTTCAACAAAGTAATGTATGAGCGTCTGCTTTCTGGTGGTGATATCACTCTGTTCTCACCTGGCGATGTGCCTGATCTATATGAGGCTTTCTTTACTGACAATGACAAGTTCCGTGAACTCTATGAGAAATATGAGCGCGCCTATTCGATTCGTAAAAAGACTGTGAAAGCTGTTGAGTTATTCAGTGCATTCGTTCAAGAGCGTAAAGATACTGGACGCATCTATTTGATGAATGTTGATAACGCGAATGATCATTCTTCATTTGATCCTACAGTAGCACCTATCAAGCAAAGCAATCTATGCTGTGAAATTAATTTGCCTACAAAGCCGCTAGATAATATTTCAGATGAAGAAGGCGAGATTAGTCTATGCACACTCGCGGCAATCAATTGGGGTAAGATTCGCAGAGTAGAAGATTTCGAGAAGCCATGTATGCTCGCTGTTCGCTGTCTTGATGCATTGCTCGACTATCAAGATTATCCTGTACTTGCGGCACAGATCAGCACAATGAATCGTAGACCGCTTGGCGTAGGCATCATTAATTTTGCATACTGGCTTGCAAAGAATGGCACAACTTATCAAGATCCAAATCTTGAAATGATTCATCAATATACCGAAGCATGGTCGTACTACTTGATCAAAGCGTCTGTTGATCTTGCCAAAGAGAAAGGCGCTTGTCTGAAATCAGAAGAAACAAAGTACAGCAAAGGTATTCTTCCTATCGATACATACAAGAAAGACGTTGACGAACTAGTCAAGCCTGTGTATAATATGAACTGGGAAGCACTTAGGCTTGATCTGTTAGAGTACGGCATTCGAAACTCGACATTGATGGCTCTAATGCCTGCTGAAACTTCAGCGCAGATCAGTAACAGTACAAACGGCATTGAACCGCCGCGTTCGCTCGTGTCTGTGAAACAATCGAAAGATGGCATATTAAAGCAAGTCGTTCCTGAGTTTCAGCGTCTCAAGAACAAGTATGATTTGCTATGGGATCATAAGTCGCCTGATGGTTACTTGAAGATCATGGCTGTATTGCAGAAGTTTATCGATCAAGGTATTTCTGTCAATACATCCTATAATCCATTACATTATCAAGATGAAAAAATTCCATTGAGTGTACTGATTAAAGATATTCTTAACTTCTACAAATACGGTGGAAAGCAGTTGTACTACAATAACACTTATGATGGTGCAGGTGAAGTTGAAGATAAAACTACTACGCCACTGTCTAGCACTGACTCTCAAGATGATTGTGAATCGTGCAAAATTTAAGATTATAAATATCTAGCAATCTAATTTTTGGAGAAACAAAATGAGTCTTTCGGTAATCGATCTTACAACACATCCAGACATTGATACTAACGTATCAATGATGACATCTGACTTGATGTTCGGTGATGTGCCGTTTAATAGTTTGACACCACTTTATATTGAATCAAAGTCCGAATTTGAGTATGGTAGAGTTTCAGTTATAACTCCTAATAATCCAGGACATTCACTTATGTTGAATCATGCTCAAAATATTGCTGGAGCATATGATTTTCAGGCAGTACTCGGAATGTTCATGATAATTTCACCCGACGTCCCTAGCCATACAACAAATTTATTTGTTAATTCTAGTTGTATGCTTTTTTCTTTTGATCTAGATACTGTATCTAATGCTATCGAATATGGAACAGTTGGTCAAGAAGATTTAACGCTTGATACAGAAGTTATTAACGTGACTATTAATGGTGTTGAAACACAAACTGGTAGTATAGCCAAAACAACATTGACTAATGAGATTGAAGAATTAAGTAGTCAAGTTTTGCCCAGGCATTCAATTATATCTGGAACCGCATTTAAAGTTAACAGAGTTTTTGCAAACAGACAAGCGAGTATTCTAGTAACGCTTCAGTAAAGGAATATATTATGAAAGTAACTTTGATTAGTCACAGTACATGTGACGCTAGTATTTTGCCTGTTACCACAAATGCCCAACGAGATAAAGACATAGAAAATCTTGTAGCATATTGTGCGCGAGTGAGTAACCCTAGCAATCAGATAAATGTCGAAACTAACGACAGACTTCTAAATTATCTCATCAAACATAAACACTGGTCACCTTTCGAGATGGTCAGTGTGTGTTTGGAGATTGAAACCACACGCGACATCGCACGACAGATTCTACGACACCGCAGTTTTTCTTTTCAAGAATTTAGTCAGAGGTATGCGGATGTATCTGATCTCGGAAATATGTTCGAGCATCGTGAAGCAAGACTTCAAGATCCAAAGAATCGACAAAACAGCATTGAGTTGAATCTAGAAAACGTAGGAAAAGGCGGCGAAGGAGTTGACAGTACAAGTGAAGAGATGTTAGCAAGACAATGGTATGAGAAACAAACAGAGGTTATGAATATCGCATCGAAAGCATATAAATGGGCATTAGCGAATGGAATTGCAAAAGAGCAAGCACGATGTGTTTTACCAGAGGGTAATACTAAATCCCGCATGTACGTGAATGGAACGCTACGATCTTGGATACACTACATAGAATTACGTAAAGAAAATGGTACACAGAAAGAGCATATGGCTATTGCAAAAGAATGCGCTAAGGTCATTTCACAAATTTATCCTATTAACGCATAAGAGATAACGATGTCTGTATTTAATCCTCGAAAAATAGATAGCACAACACAGCCAGCATTTTTTGGTGCACCTGTCAACATCGCACGATACGATAAACAGAAATATAATATTTTTGAGAAATTAACTGATAAGCAGTTGGGATTCTTTTGGCGACCAGAAGAAGTTGATATCAGTCGTGATAGTAAAGATTTCAAAGCACTGACTGATCACGAGCAACACATTTTCACTAGCAATCTAAAGCGACAGATTCTTCTTGACTCTGTTCAAGGCCGAGCGCCAGTCGAAGCATTGTTGCCAATCTGTTCATTGCCAGAATTAGAGAACTGGATTCTTACATGGTCATTCAGTGAAACGATTCACTCACGGTCATACACTCACATCATTCGAAACATCTACAGTGATCCATCTAAGGTGTTTGATGAGATGTTGGATCTAAAAGAAATTGTAGACTGTGCTAATTCTATTTCTAAACATTACGACAATCTTATCACTCTCACCGATAATAGAGAGAAGTATGGCACTTACGCACACAAGAAGGCTTTGTGGCGCTGTCTGAATGCTGTAAATGCTCTTGAAGGCATTCGCTTCTATGTGTCCTTTGCGTGTTCATGGGCATTCGCTGAGTTAAAGAAGATGGAAGGCAATGCTAAGATCATTAAGTTTATTGCGCGTGATGAGAATGTACACCTAGCATCGACACAGCAATTGCTTAAAATTCTACCACGCGAAGATAAAGATTTTGAGAAGATTGCAGAAGAATGTCAGGAAGAAGTTCGTGCAATATTCAATGAAGTTATAGAACAAGAAAAGACATGGGCAAAGTATCTATTCAAAGACGGTACAATGATCGGATTGAATGAAGCATTGCTATCAGAATATGTAGACTGGATTGCTAACAAAAGAATGTATGCTGTCGGTCTATCGACAAATCGAGGCGGTAGTAATCCACTGCCTTGGACAGAGAAGTGGATTAGCGGTGCGAATGTTCAAGTTGCACCACAAGAGACTGAAATTACATCATACATTGTCGGTGGTATTGTACAGGATATAGGAGAAGAAACGTTTAAAGGATTTTCTTTATGATAAAGAAAAGTATCAAATGCATGTCTTGCGAAACAAGATGTGATATAATAATAACACAGTCAAACTTCGAAGATGAAGAAATAGAAGTTAAATATTGTCCTGTATGCAGTTGTGATATCGATGACGGCATGGATACGTTGTTTGATGAGGCCATGGACTGGAGTTGATGTATTCTAATCCGTGGTATTATGAGGAAAAAATATTTGATCCAGACGATGAATTTCTAGCACCATATGCTGGGTTTGTGTACATTATAATTGACAATGTAAACAATAAGAAATACATCGGCAAAAAGTTTTTCTGGTCTACAAAGAAACTTCCTCCACTTAAAGGAAAAACCAGAAGAAGGATCAAGACTGTACAGTCCGACTGGAAAAAATATTGGGGCTCAAGTAACGAATTGCTTGAGCAAATAGAGAAACATGGTCTTGACAAGTTCGAAAGATATGTGTTAAGATTGTGTAATACAAAATCAGAATGTGCATATTATGAAATGAAAGAACAGATGGACAGAGATGTTCTCCTGACGCATGAGTACTATAATGGTTTTGTTGGTGGAAAAATAAACGGTAGAAATCTACTAAAGGAGTGAGTTATGTTAGAAATGATTTTCTGGGTAGCAGTGGGCGCATTGATTGGTTGGAACTTTCCTCAGCCAGCATTTGCAAAAGCATTTCAAGATAAGATTGTGAGTTGGTTTAAAGGCACCGGTGAATAAAAATGTACACAGTTTATAGTAAAGAGAATTGTGGCTATTGTGTAGCCGCGATCGGCTTACTTGATATTAATTCTAAAAATTATAAAGTGATCAAGGTTGGCGAAGACATTACGCGGGAGGAATTCTTAGACGAATATCCTGATGTACGAACAATGCCTTTCATTCTAGCTGAAGATGGCGATGTCATCGGCGGTTTCAAATCTCTACAGGAGCATCTAGATCAATGAATAAAGTGACAAAAATCAAAAAGACGAATCAGACTGTTTATCCCATGGGATCAAGCGGCTCTATGCACACGCTGGTATTGAAGCCTTTTGATTTCACATCTAAGCGTGGAAGTCGTGGTGAGTTGATGCGCGTTAAGAACAGTAATCTAATTTCAGTGAATGAATACGCTGGCTAATTAAGGATTTATCATGGCAGAGATTATTAATGGCGAATTCATTCGCAATGAAACTAATATGAAATCAATGGGTGGCACTGAGCGCATGACAATGGAACTTGCCAAGCGTATCGACAAAGA